GGCTACCTGTCCGGCGGGCTGAAGGCGATCCTGGCCTCGGTCACGGACGCCGGTGGGCTCTCGGACTACTTCGCCGCCGCGATCAACCTCACGGCGCCGGCCAGCGCCGGGCTGCTCATCCCCACCACCGAGCTGGTGGCGGTCGCCTGGATCAAGGCGATGGTGCCCTACCTCGGCAACCGGGTGGCCACCGAGCTACCGCAGGACAACGCGTCGTGGTCGGCGTCCGGCTTCACCGTGGTGAGCGCCACCGGCGGCACTCCGCATCCGGAGCTGGAGGTGGCCCGGCCGGTGGTCACGGTCGACACCTACGCCGTATCGCCCTCCGGCGGCCGGCCGCCCTGGAACCTGGCCAACCAGCAGGCCGAGCAGATCAAGCACCAGGCCCAGCTCCGATCCCTGACCACGGGCCAGGCCGCGTACGTCACCTTGCCTGTGGCCTACCGGTCCGCCCGGGTGTTCGGCGTCCGGGCTCTCACCGAGCCGCGCCGGGTGCCCGGCGACCAGGGGAACTATGCCCGGTACACCCAGGACCTGGAGGTGTGGTGGACGTGAGCCTGTTCGCGGTGAAGTGCGAGCCGAGCCCTGGCGCGTTCACGCTCGGCGGCAACCTCCTGGTGCACGATAATCGCGAGGAGCTGGCGTTCCTGTTTCCCGGACGGGAGATCCTGGACGTCACGGGTACGGACTACCCGATCATGTGGTGGAAAGATCACCTTGGTATGGCCGCTGTTGAGTGGCCCCTGAAACGAGAGGACTTCCGGTGAGCGAAACACCCAACGTGAAGCCTGCGCCCAAGCCCGAACCGCGACGCACGGTGGTCACCGAGCCCACCGAGTTCCCCGTCCGGGTCCGCACCACCATCCAGCCCGACGTGGAGCTGGAGGTGGAGTCGGCCGAGTATCGGGACCTCAAGGTCCAGGACCTGCTCCTGCCCGGCCACGACGGAACCACCACCAGCCTGGAGGGCTGATCCATGCCCGTTTCCACCACCAACCTGATCGCGGGCCCTGCCCTGCTCTACGTCGGGGCGTTCGGCGCCACCGAGCCGACCGACGCCCTAGTCAACACCACCCCGTCCAGCTCCACCTGGGTGGACGTCGGCGGCACCCAGGATGGCGTCCAGATCACCATCAGCCGCGAGTTCATGGAGCTGGAGGTGGACCAGATCGTGGACATCGCCGGGCGCCGGCTCACCAAGCGGGACACCCAGGTCAAGACGAACATGGCCGAGCCGACCCTGATCAACCTCCAGACGGCGCTCAACGGCGGCACCATCACCGCCTCGGCTGCCTTCCAGACCTACGACCCGGACGACACGGTGGCCGCCACCCAGCCCGCCTACAAGGCGATCCTGCTGGACGGCTACGCGCCGCAGACCGCGGCGGCGGCCACCATGCGTCGCAGGCTGGCCGTCCGCAAGGTGCTGTCCATCGACGACATCGAGACGTCCTACAAGAAGGACGAGATGAACTTGATTCCGGTGACGTTCGGGGCGCACTACGTGTCCAGTTCGATCAAGCCGTTCCGGGTTATCGACCAGCTCACCTGATCCACCGACCGCGCCCGCACCAGGCTGGGCGGGACTCCGGAGTGCGTCCCAGCACGGGCGCGGTCGGTCCTAGCAAGGAGGCAGCACGATGGCAGCACCCCGCAAGACACCACAGGACCGACTGGCCAAGGCCGTCAAGCAGGCCGAGCCCAGCATCATCGAACTGGTCTCGGACCCGGACGCGCCCGAGGCCGAGCGGATCCCGCTGTTCTCGATCGACGGCACCACATACTCCATGCCCACCGAGGTGGACGCCGCGGCGTCCCTACGGGTGCTGGACGTCCAGCGCCGCCAAGGTGAGCAGTCCGCCCTCTCCTACGCGCTGGAGGAGCTGGTGGGCAGTGAGGGGTACCAGGCCCTGCTCAACTTCAGGGGCCTCAAGAAGGGCCAGCTGGAGAACATCATGGAGCTGGTCCAGCGCCACGCGCTCGGCAACCTGGAGGAGCAGGCAAAAAACTGAGGGCGCGGTTCGCTCAGATCGGATGGGTGTTTCACCACCTGGACGATCTGGAGGCCGATTTCCGGGCGGTCTACCGGCTCACCCCGGCCGAGGCCCTGGAGTTGGACGGACCGCAGTTCCTGGCCCTGGCCTACCGGCTCACCGCCTACCCCGGGGTACTCCGGATGCGGGTGCAGGAGGAGGCCGAGAACGAGGCACCACGGCAGGACGGAGAGCTGGAAAGCAGCCCGCACAACCTGCAGCACAACGCCGACCTGGCAGACGTGATCGACTACGGATAGGAGGTGGGCCCGGTGGCCGAAGGGTTCTCGATCGCTGAGGGTTTCGTGGAGATCTTCTCCCGGATCGACCGGGCCCGGAACCGGCGCAACGCCCAGGACGCCGGGGACGAGGCAGGCGAGTCCTTCACCACCCGGATGGGCAAGAAGCTGGTCTCCGGGATCGGGCAGTCCGTCCTGCCCGCGCTCGGCGCCGTGCTTAACGCCGGGCTGGCGGCGGCGCCCGCACTGGCCGCCGCCGGGGTAGCGATCTACCAGGTGAGCGCCGCCGCCATTGCTGCCGCGCCGGCCATCCTGGCGATCGGTGTCTCGTTCAAGCTGGTAGCCCTGACCATCACCGCCCTGGCGCCGGCCATCGCCAAGTCGATGTCTCCGATATCGGACGCGTTCAAGAAGGCCACCGAGTCGGCCGGCAAGCTGGCGACCAACGGGCTCCGGCCGCTGTCCCAAGAGTTCGTGAAGGTCAACTTCCCAGCCGTCCGGATGATGATCGACAACATTGCCCGGGCGACGAACGGCGTCATCAAGGACACGCTCAGGTGGGTCAACACTTCACGCGGTCAGCAGGCCATCACGAACATCACCAGCGCGACCGGGGCGGCCATGCTCCGGCTGGCGCCGGCTGTGTCCTCGGTGGCCACGTCGTTCATCGCGATGCTGGGCCGTATCTCCGGTGTCAGCCTGGCCGCCGGTGAGTCCGGGCTGACCGGCGTGCTCCACAAGGTGGAGATCATGCTGGACCGGATCACCGCCGAGTCGGTGCAGGGCGGTCTGGACAAGCTGAGGTCGACGTTCGTCGCGGTGGCCGGCGCGGTGCAGACCGTGGGGAAGTGGATCCAGGTCGCCATCGGCATCTACCGGCAGTACCGCACCGAGATCATGCTGATCTCCGATGCACTCGGCATCCTGGCCATCGTTTTCGGTGGCCCGGTGACCGCGATCATTGCCCTGATCGGTCTGGTGGTGCGGCATTTCGACACGTTCAAGGCCGCCTACGACAACCTGCGCAACTCGTTCGCCACCTCCACCGAGGGCCCGGCCTTCCTGAACAACCTGAAGGCGGCCGCGGACATCGTGGTGCCCGCGCTGGTGGGCGCCTTCCGTACCATCTGGGCGGCCATCGGGCCCACGCTCCAGAAGATCTGGACTCAGATCAAGACTCAGTTGATCCCGGCGTTCGGAGAGTTCATCGCCGCCGCCGCACCACTGGTCAAGTTCTTCGTGGAGCGGCTGGCGCCGCTGATTGCTACGGCCATGAACACCGTGCTGAAGGTCATCTCTGGCGTAATCACCGTCATCACAGGGATTTTCAAGGTGTTCACCGGGATCCTGAGGGGCGACTGGTCCCAGGTCTGGGAGGGCATCAAGCAGATCTTGCGCGGTGCGGTCACCATCCTGGTGAGCATCGTCAAGGGCCTGGTCACCCTGATCAAGCAAGGCCTGTCCAACCTCGGCGCCATCCTCTCCGGGATCTTCTCCCGCGCGGTGGCCGCCGCGGTCAGTGCCTACCGCGCCATCGTCGGCAAGGTCAGGACCGAGACGGGCAGGATCAAGGGCGCCGTGATCGGGGCGATGGCCGGCGCCGGGGGATGGCTGGTCAACGCTGGGGAGAGGCTGATCGGCGGCCTGATCAGCGGTATCACTAAGAAAATCCGAGACCTCAAGTCGACTCTTGGCAACGTGTCGGGCCTGATACCGAAGTGGAAGGGCCCGCCCAAGAAGGATGCCGTCCTGCTCACCCCGGCCGGGCGATCGATCATGGACGGCCTGATCCGGGGGATCATCGCCAAGAAGCCGAACCTCAAGGCCGAGCTGGTCCGGATCACCGAGATGGCCCGGGTTGCCTCGCTCAAGAAGCGGCAGGCCGACCTGTTCAAGTTCAAGCGGGTTCAGGGCGTCGGCACCAGGCCCAGTGGAGACCTGCCCAACATCGGCACCGGCGGCGGGACGTCCACGGGTACCACTACACAGACCGGCGGCCTGACCATCGGCCAGCTGGTCATCCAGCTCCAGGGCATCCTCGACCCCACCGACCCGGCCAGCACCCGGCGCATGATCGCTGCCCTGTACGAACTCCTCAAGTCCTATGAGAGGCAGTACGCCTGATGCCGCTGGCTGACTGGGGCACGGTCACGATTGGCCGGCTGACCCTGCGGGAGAACTTCACCGTCTCGGACAAGGTGAACGCGAACACCGGCGTGCGCTCGCTGGCGATCACCGGTGAGGAGTCATCCCCTCCGCTCACCCTGGCCGAGCTCCTCCAGCGCCGGGAGGACCTGTCCGGCCTGATGGACCGGCTGGTCCCGGTGCGCTTCACCTGGAAGTCCGACTTCAACGGCTGGTACATCGTCACCGACCTCCAGGCGGACGCCACTAACTGGAACAACGAGGTGACCAAGTTCGGGTGGACGCTGACCCTGGACCGGGTGGGCGCTGAGAACGCCATCGACCTGGAGTCCCGGGCCGCCAGCGTGGTGCGCCAGAACAATTTCTCCTTGACCGGTGAGCGCTGGCACGCGCCGGCCGGGGGCGCTACCGGCTACTTCACCGGGACGTCCCAGCCCTCGGGCACGGTGAGCCGGCCGAGCGCGGACGGCGGATCGATGACCGTTTACCGGGGCGTGCCTGCCTCGGTGAGCCCGCGCTGGTTCACCACCCTGGCCAACTACGGCCTCGGCCGCGCCAGGGTCCTGGTGGGCGGCACAGAGCGCCTGGCCGAGGACGTGGTCATCAGCGCGAGCGCGGCCAACTGGGAGGTGCAGAACGGCCTGGTGAAGGTGGTGCCGGGTGCGTCGGCCACGCTCCAGGTCTCGGCCTGGGACGGCGCGGCATGGGACCGGATCGACTGGAACGCCAGCTCCACCTCGGCGTCCGCCGGCGCCATCACCACCTGGGACGCCGCGTCGATCCTCAAGAACGAGTATGAGCTGGTCACCCTGCGGCTCATGAAGGATCGGGCGCCCGGCCGGGTGACGCTGGACCTCACCCTGCGGCGTGGTGCGCGGTTCGTGGAGACGTACCTCCAGACCGACACCTCCACCGCGCTGGCCTGGTTCCGGGCCGGTGCTGAGGCCGGTACGGCGTCCGGCGCCTACCAGTCCGCCACGGCCAACGATGGCGCCGGTAACCGGTACTTCATCGTCTCGGCCAAGACGGCCACAGCGTTCGTCAACGGGGGCCTGTCCGTGTCGGCCGCCCGGGTGATGGATGCCGGGATCGGCGCCGTGGTGAACGGTGCCAGCGCGACCGCGGGCGACGTGGCCACCGTGCTCCGGGACCAGTACATCCTGATTCTGGCCGAGACCACGGCGGGGGTGCGCCGGTGAGCGTCACCGAGGTCAAGCAGGCGCTCGGCGCCTGGTCGGTCCGGCTCGGCCCGGACACGCCGCGCACCGTGCTGGACCTGCTCGGCCCGTTCGGCCACATCGTGGTCATGCCCGGCCGGGTGGACGTGGAGCAGATGGGCCAGGGCCTGCTCACCGCCAGCCGGTACGTCGGCGTACTCCGGTCCCGGCGCTCCTCGGAGGATGGTGTCACCGAGCTGGCCGGCGCCGGCCTGGCGTTCTGGCTCGGCGACGAGGACGGCAAGGGGCCGGTCTGGGAGACCGCCAAGACCTTCAGCGCCAGCACGTTCGCGAACACTATTCGGGCGCTGTTGCCGAATAGTGGGGCTGTAGTTGAGGGCACCCTGTTCAGCGCCAGCGGTAGCTACACCGGGTCGCACATCTACGAAACGCCCCGACAGTCCATCACCTACGTCACCGACACGTTCGGCACCTCGGTCACTCCGGTGTCCTGGCGGGTCAACGGGGATGCCACCCTGGACGCAGGGCCGGACTCCAGCCTGTTCGTCACCGCGCCGAGCGCCATGCTGGTGCGCAAGCGCGATGCCGGACGGGACATGTTCCTGACCGGGATGTCCGGAAACATGGAGCTCGGCACCGATGTGGAGGACTACACCACCAAGGTCCTCCTGCTGGCCGAGGGTGAGGGCACCAGCACGGTGACCGCCCAGGCCTCCATTATTCCGCCGTACCTGGACCTGAGAGGCAACCTGGTCAGCCTCACCCGGCTGGTGAGTGAGTTCGAAACCGACGTCACCAATGCGGTGGCCCGGGCCCAGCTCCAGCTGAATCGCTTTACGACGCCACGGTTCTCGGTCAACCTGTCCACCGACGAGTACGACGTCAAGGGCCAGTTCAAGGTCGGCGACACCATCTACGTCTACGACCCCGATATCGGTTTCGCCGACACCACCAAGGAGGTGACGTTCCGGGGCCGGGTGCTGAACCCCAAGGCGATCAACGTCACCGAGATGACCTGGCCGATCCCGCCCGGCTGGACCGTGGCGTTCCGCACCACCACCGGTCAGTGGGTGGACCTGTCCGACTACTACGTGGCCGAGTCCGGATCGACAACCGTTACGGTGGGCGAGTTCTCGCGCTCCATCAATGACTCCTCCGCCCAGCCGGTGGGCTCTCGCCCGGTCGGGGACTCCTCGATCCCGGCCGCACCGGTGTTCGGCGCGGCCAGCACCTCCAGCTACCAGTCCGGCGCCAACGGATCGGGCTTGACCTTCGCCCAGATTCAGCTGACCTGGACCCAGCCGCTGAACACGGACGGCTCGACCGTGCTGGACGGCGATCACTACGAGATCCGTTACCGCACAACGAACTCCACCATCACCACCAGCTGGCAGAACATCAGCATAGGGTGGGGCACCACGCTGTTCCTGGTCACCGGTCTGATCCCGGGGACGTCCTACGATTTCCAGATCAGGGCCGTGGACGCCGCTGTGCCGCCCAACTTCGGAGCGTTCTCCTCCACCTTCACCACGGTGACCAGCGCGGACGCGATCGCGCCCAGCACCCCGGCCGCGCCCGTGGTGGCAGCGTCCCGGATCGCCGTCCAGGTGACCCACAACCTGGGCAACTCGGCGTCCGGGACGTTCAACCTGGAGGCCGACCTGGACCGGCTGGAGGTGCACGCGGGGGCCTCGGCCTCCTTCACCCCCGACAACACCACCCGGATCGGGAAGCTACCGGCCACCATCGCCAACATCCGGGCGTCCATCCCCGCGGTGGGCACGTTCCCGATCGAGTCGACGGCGCCGGTCTGGATCAAGGTCCTGGCCGTCGACACCTCGGGCAACTCCTCGGGCGCGTCGGTGGGTGCCAGCGCGACCGCCCTGCTGGTCGACAACGCGCACATCTCCGACCTCACCGTGAGCAAGGTGACCGCAGGCACCATCGCGGCCACCTGGATCAACGCAGGCCTGATCACCACAGCCGTGTCCGGCGCCCGGACCGAGATGAGTGCCAGCGGGTTCGGGGCCTACAACTCCGGCGGCACCAAGACCGTGGACATCAAGTCATCGGACGGATCGGTCACCATCCTTGGCCGGTTCCGCACGGGCGTGGCCGGTGGCGGATCCGCATTCCTGGACATGTCCGACTCGGGCGACCGGTCAACGATCAACTTCTACACCAGCTCGGCCAGCGCTAATCAGTCGGCCTTTATCAACTCACCGCAGGATGCCGCCAGCGCGTCCATGCTCGGACTTAATACCGGCGCATTCACGTACGTGGTTGTGGGCGGAACTCAGACGGCCAAGCACCGCCTGTTCCTGGCCAACACCGCTGGCATTGTGTTGGAGACCTACCGGATATCGGACGGCCTGAATATCGGCGGCCGGGTGCAATTGGACAACACGGCTGCACGGGTTCAGTTCTATACCGGCGCTAACCTCGAAACCGGCGGCCAGCTGAGCCTGGAATTCTCTACGGGGTTCCTGCTCTATACCGCATCCGGCGTGGTCAAGTCCCAGGTGTACGTCACGAACACCCAGGCCGTGGTGGCTTCGCCGTCCGTGTCGATGGAGCTCGGCTCCACCATCGGCTTTATCGGCAACTTCGCGAACAACTGGACCGGCAGTAACGGTGCCGGAGATGCCACAATTTCCGGTAGCCGATCGTCCGGGTTCGCGTCCGGGACATCGTTCGCCGTAACCTATGGGGCCACGTCGACGTCTCGGCCCGGCATTGTCTACGGCTATTTCTCGGTGACCAGCGCCAACCATCGACTGTCCGCATTCGGTACCACCGGTTTCACCGTGACCACCTCCAGTAGCCTGGTCTGCGACTTGAACTATTGGGCGTTCCGTCACCCGTAGGAGGCAAGCAATGTTGAGGTATGTGTCCGCCACGGTCCACGGCCCGATCGTGGAGATTGTCCGGGACCAGATCAGGGACGGAATCCCGGACCGCCTGGTGCACCAGATTCCGGTGGAGGCCTTGAGCATCCGAGCCGGAGAGTACGGCCTGGACCCGGTGACCGATGCCGAGGCCGTGCTGGGCATCCTCCTGCACGAGCTGGATCAGGAGATGCCGGCCGAGGAGTTGCCCCCGATCGTCACGGCAGTCACGCTGGAGGAGGCTCGGGGCACCGTGCTGGAGCGCTGCCGGAAGGCCAGGGACGGGCACCACGCGTCCAGGATCAAGGGCAAGGCCACCAGGACCACGCCCGAGCAGGACGAGGCCCACGTGGACGTCCTGGAGTCCCTGCCGGGCCTGTTCGTGGCGGACCGCCAGCTGGCCACGCTCGCGCGCATCCACATGAAGGCCGCTGTTCGGGCCGAGCGCGAACGCCAGGCCGCGCCTACCATCAGCCACAAGGCCCGAATGATCGACGAGATCCGAACGAGAGAAGGCATCTGATGCATCAGGTTGGCGAAACTGTGCTCTACACCTTGACCGAGCAGGACGCTCGGCAGATCGCCGAACAGCGGCCCGAGCACAAGACTGTTGGCAACAAGGCCGAGGCCGGCCAGGTCCTGCCGATGACCATCGTCCGGTGCTGGGGCACCACGCCGGAGTCCTCGGTCAACGGGCAGGTACTGCTGGACGGCAACGATTCCCTGTGGGTGACCAGCCGTTCGGCAGGTGAAGGCCCGGGCCGGTTCATCAGATCGTAGGATGACCGAACGGGGAGGCAACCAACCGAACGGAGATCGGCATGACACCGGAGGCCTGGGCAACCAACCTGGGAGCGCTCGGCGCGGCGACCTATGCCGGGTGGCAGAGCTACCAGGCCAAGAAGGCGGCCAAGGAGGGGCGCGAACTCACGGCGCCCGTGCTGGAGGAGACGCGAGAGGCCGCCCAGGCGGCGGCCGAGCGATCGTTGCCGACCGCCAACGGGTACGCGCGCGCGACCACCGAGGCCCTGGCCCGGATCGAGCAGAACCAGCGCGATGACCGCAAGCTCCTGGTGGATCACATCCAGGACCACGCCCGGTCCGACGTCACGGGGAGGCGCTGATGGTCACCAAGTTTCCGGGCGCGACCTACCGGCCGCTGGAGGCCACCCAGCGCCAGGCCACGATGCAGCGCCACGACATCGTCTGCCTTCACACCATGGTGGGAACGCTCACCGGCACGGACCGGATGTTCAAGGCCAACGGATGGAGCGGGACGGAGTCTCACTTCGGCGTCGGCGGCAAGTGGGGGGACGGCCGGGACGGCGAGATCATCCAGTGGCAGGACACCGAACACCGGGCGGACGCCAACCTGGACGGTAACCGGCGGATCATCTCGATCGAGACCGGCGACAACGCGCCGCGCTCGGCCTCGGACATCGAACCGTGGACGCCGAAGCAACTGGACGCCATCGTGGCCATCACGGTCTGGGCCTGCCGCAAGTACGACATCCCGGCCGTCCTGCTGACCGACTCCGGTCCCGGTCGGCGCGGCATCGCTTACCATCGGCTCGGCGTCCAGCACTCCGGCGGCACGCACCCGGCCGGATTCCTCCAGCCCGGCTGTGAGAAGTGGTCCACCTCGGTGGGCAAGGAGTGCCCGGGTCCGGCCCGGATCAAGCAGATGCCCGGCATCGTCGCCCGGGTGGCGGCCACTCTGTCCGGCAAGGCAACCGTCGTACCGAAGGGCAATCAGATGGAAAAGACCGACAAGCTCACGCTCGGGCCCACCGGTGAGAAGGAGCTGGCCACCGTCACCAAGGACGGCACCATCTCGGTGGAGTACGCCCTGATCTGGGGCGGCGCCCGGGGTGCCCAGCTCCGGGGCGGCCAGGTGAGCCAGAGCAAGCAACTGGCCGCCCTCACGGCCCAGGTGAGCGCCCTCACGGCTGCCGTCCAGGCGCTGGCCGCACAGTCCCCCGAAGCGGTACGCGCTGCGTTCGCCGAGGGATCGGCCCAGTTCAAGGCCGATCTGGCCGCCGAGCTGGCCGAGATCGACGTCCGGGTCTCTCTGGGCTCGGACGAGGACGACACCAAGGAGGCACCATCCGCATGACCCGAACCAAGTTCTGGAAGGACGCTGCCGAGCGCGCGACCAAGACGGCGGCGCAGGTCCTCGTGACGTTCCTGGGCGCTGACCTGGTGGACGTGCTGGCCGTCGACTGGAAGCGCGCCGCAGGTATCGCGGCCGGCGCGGCTGTGGTCTCGCTTCTCACCAGCGTGGCCTCGGCCAACGTGGGCGAGTCGGGCACGGCAAGCCTGGTCGAGACCAACTGATCCGGTAGCCTAGGCACCGGTTCGATTGGGAGAGGCCCCTGACCGCTTGGTCAGGGGCCTCACTCGTGCGCCCGGTTAGTGATCCATCGGTGGAGCGTCAGCAGGCGGAAACATCCGATCCTGCTTGACCTGGTCCTCCGGCCGAGGTGGTGCGCTGGTGAAGTAGGCGTTACGGTCGGCCTGCTGGGCCAGCAGGACATCGTTGGCCGCGCGGACCTCGGCGATCGCCTGGGCCTGGCTGGCGATGATCTCGCCGTAGTGCTGGTGCAGCCCCTTGACCAGGGCCTCGTGGGTGATCTGGACTCCGGACAATTCTGCCTCCTACGTAAGACGTTTCGCCTGGTCGCGGTAGCGGTCCAGGATGTCCGTGGCCCGGATGACCGGACCCTGCGGAAAGAACGTGTAGTGGCTCACCAGCGCGTTGCCGACCAGCACGTTCGGCTGGCCGAGCCGGCGCGGTTCGTGGATGGTGTGCCACGACTCCTCCTCCTCGGGCACGAGGATGCCGGGGCCACCGGGCAGACCGGCGTACATCGAGCCGAGGCTAGCGAACGTGCTCACCGAGAACTGGAGCCCGATGTGCAGGGCGATGTCCTGGTAGAGGAAACACCGTTCGATCTCGCCGGAGTCCAGCCGTTCCAGCAGGAGCCGGTGCAGGGCCACACCGAACCGGCCGTCCGCCCAGCCCACCGGGTCCATGCAGTACGGGCCACCGACCGCGGGCCAGATGTACGGGTTGCCGACGCCGTTGCCGTCATAGGTCCCCTGCTGGGTAAGGAATGCGTCGGTGCCCGGCGCCGGGATGGCGCCCTGTTGCTGAGCGAACCAGCTCACGATGGCGTTGTTCCACATCACGGGGAAGCTGGCCACCCCGGACCCGGCCTCCAGCCGGTGGCGCACCAGGCGCTCCACGGCGTCCTCGTGCACGTAGACGATGTCGTCGTCCAGTCGGACGAACACCGTGTCCGGGTCGGTCATGTAGCGGTAGAAGTAGCCGGTATTGCGCTGTTTCTGCCGGTACACCGGCAGGCCGGGCGGGCGGGGGACCTGCTTGATCCACGGGTGAACAGCCAGGCCGTCCGCGTAGCTACGGTCGTAGGCCTGGTGGTCGTCGGTGTTCATGCACAGCCACCACTCATCCACCAGCCCGCGCTCATGCTCGCGCCGAAGGTACTGCAGGAGAACAGAAACCGTCTCCTCCCGGCCGTACGGCGTCCAGGCCACCACGCGCTTGCCGTCGATCACGATGCCTCCTCACACGTCCAGCCCGGCATACCGGACCAGCACGCTGGGTTCTGCTGAATGATGAGCTTGTCCTGATCGAGGTGGACCGGCGGTAGCGGATAGCCGGTCGGCCCCTGACGCGGCACCCGGTTGCCCTCGGTCGGTGCGAACGGGTCGTTCCGGTGGCCACCCGGGTGCACGGCCTGGCTGGCCGAGCTCACCACCAGGCACACGGCCACGGCGATCAGGGCGATCAGCACCAGGACGGCGCCTCTGGCGATGCGCTCCCCGGTCACGAAACCTCCTCCAGGCCAAGGGTGTTCGCCCACTGCATCCCGACTGATTGCATGATGTTGGCCGAGGCACGGGACCGGCCGGCCTCACCGATCGCACGCCGGGTGTCGGCCGAGTCCACCATCGTCTTGAGGTACCGGCCCCACATCCAGTCCTTGTCCCCGGGCACCAGCGCAACGCCACCGGGCACATCGTCGGACCACTCCCGGTACGGACGGACGTCCGAGGCGATCAGGGGGATGCCGAGGAAACCGGCCTCCAGCGCCTTGGTGGGGAACTTGGCCTCCACGAACGGGTCCGGCCGGTACGGCGCCACCCAGATATCGAACCCGGCGCAGGCCGACAGGTAGGGCTGACCGTGGTGCACCCACTCCACGGCGTCCACCAGATCGTGGTAGCACCGATCGATGGTGACCCGGAGCCGGTGCACCGAGGGGTGGTTGTGCGGCAAGCCGACCAGGCGGAGCTTCACCCGGCCGCGCCCGTAGTTGACGATGTTCGCCAGCGACTTGACCACCAGGTCGAAGTCACGGGCGGAGCTGGCCGTCCCGGACCACCCGATGGTGACCGGCTCCAGCACGGTGGCGTCCCGGTAGGCCCGCGGCGTGCCGAGCCAGCCGGCATGGAGGCCGTTCGGCACCACCTTGGCCAGGACCCCGGTGTGTTCGAATACGTGCGCGCCCAGACCTTCACTCGGCACCGTGACGATGTCTGCCGCCCGGCAGGAGTCCCTGAGCCGGTCCAGCTGGGCATCGTCCCAGTGGGCGGCGGCCGGGTTGCTGGAGTCCAGTGACCAGTAGGCGTCGTCCAGGTCCAGCACCAGCTTGGCCCGGCCGGCGCCCGCACTGGCCATCTCCAGCCAGAACCGCGCCGCGCCCTCGTTGGCGATCCGGGATCCGACGATGACGTCGGCCTCGGCGGCATGGCGCTGGTCGATCTGCTGGGCAACCAGGGTGGCGTGCCCGGACCAGCGCAGGGCCTCGGCAGGCAGGTCGGCCCGGTACCAGCTGGAGCCGTCATCCGAGGCCGACCAGAACAGCACGTTGCTCATCGGGTCACCCGCCGGATCCACGCCCGAGCGATGTCCCAGCCGTTCACCAGGACGTCCGACATCAGGTAGCCGACGATGCCCGAGATGGCCAGGACCAGGGTCAACAGGATGGCCAGTTGGCCGCTAGACATAGAGACCGCCCGCGGCCTTGGTGGCCTCCCAGGAGGGCAGCCAGTTCTGGTGGTACCAGAGGACGGTTTCGTCCAGGCCGGCCTGAAGGGTGACCAGGTCGAACGGGCTCATGCCCACGAACTCCAGGGTCGAGACGTCGGCCGTGACCGGGGTGCCCGTGGTCTCGCCCGGGCGCATCGGCAGGAACGTGATCTCGGACTGGCGCCCGGTCAGCTGGCGCGCGTTCATCCGCACCAGCCGGGCCACCTCCAGCACGGTGGACGAGTGGGCCGGGCCCACCTCCACCGGGCGATCGAACACGATGCCCTGCTCGGCGGCCTCCAGCGCCCGCACCAGCGCCATGGCGCCGTCGCGCACGTGGACCATGTCCGAGATCTGCGAGCCGTCCCCGTAGATCTCGATCGGCGCACCGGTGAGCGCGCGGGCGATGAACGAGGGGGTGATCTTGCGGACCTTGGCCGGGCCGTACGGCGGAGCCACGGACTGCCGGGGACCGTAGGCGTTGACCAGGCGCACCACGTTGAACCGGTTCATCTCATCGGCCTGGCCGCCCGGGCGGCGCTCGGCGTTGAACATCCGGACGAACCGCTCCACCGTCGTCTTGCTGATCGAGTAGGTGTTGTCCATCCACCAGTTGCCGACGCCTATGTAGACGCCGGGGATGTCGTACTGGGTACAGGCCTCCAGGAAATTGAGGCCTCCCACGATGTTGGTCTCGGCGGCCGGCCGGGGGTTCTGGATCGTCTCCTGGGTGCCCAGGCAGGCGGCCAGGTGGATGATGCCGTCCACGTGCGCGGCCAGCTCGGTCATGGCCGTGGCGTCACGCACGTCACCCATCCGGGCGGCCACCCTCTGGCCCTGGCCGGCCGCGTCCGCCATGCCACCGCCGATGCCGCGAGCGCCGCGCACGTCGAACACCACCACGTCATGGCCGCGCTCCAGGGCCACGTCCACTACGTAGCTCCCGATGAAACCGGCTCCTCCGGTGATTCCGATCTTCACTGCTGCCTCCGTTGCTCGATGGGTACTGCGGCTCGGCGCCGGGGGTCTGACCCTTAGATCGCCAGCGCCGAGCCTTGCGGCCACCGGGGGTGCATGATCCGCCCGGTGGCCTGTCCGATCCTAGAGGATCAGTCGTCGCCGAACGGGTCGGCGTCCGGGTCCTCGTCGGGCAGCGTGCGGCCGGTGGCGTAGTAGGCCGTGGCCAGCTCGGTGTCCTTGGGTCCCATGGCCTCCAGGACCCAGGAGTAGGCCTTGGTCGGGACCATCTTGGGGTTCGCCCGGATGGCCTCCTCCAGGCTCTCCTTGGTGGGGAACTCGTCCTTGTACTCCTTTTTGGGCTTGCGCCAGAGCCGACCGGCCAGCACCTCGTCCAGCGGTTCGCCGTCCGGGATGTAGCGCTCGGACTTCTCACCCTTCGGGCTCACCCGAGCCTCGGTCTGCGTGGTGATGTTCAGGATCCGCTTGGCCTCACGGATCAGGTTGGACTGGCTCCACCACATCCCCGGAAACTCCCCGGTCACCGGGCCGTCCAGAGAGATGGCATCGGCGGTCATCTGATCCTTGAGGGGGTCGCCCTCCTTGAACTGGTAGCCCTCCACCTTGTCGATGTACTTCGGCTCGATGATGACCAGGCACCCGACCAGGGCGGCGGGCTTGACGTACGAACTGGCCCCACCGGTGGAGCCGAATTTGGGAACCACCGGGGTGGCGCCTCCTGCTGTGCTGCCGAACACGGGCATGACTTGCTCCTGAGATCGAGGATCAGAGATCGGTTGTCGTGGATCTTGGTGGAGGGACGGCCCGGCGTCTGGAGTTCGACTCCACCGATGCCGTCCCTCGTCCCGAGGCCAGGATTTGAACCTGCGACCTCCCGGCTATGAACCGGGCGCTCTACCGGACTGAGCTACATCGGATTGTGGCCGGAGAGCTGGCCCTGACGGTTGCCCGCGGGTCTCATCCAGTCTCTCCGTCCACATGCATCCTTGCACAGGATTGACGATCCTGTCTAGAACGTCTTGATCCGGTCCAGGCCGGCCTTCAGCAGAGCCTCGTCCCAGACACCCAGCTCGGTGGCCTCGGCCCGGATCGCCCGAATCTCGGCCTTGTCCTTGGCCTCGTTGATCCGGTCCAGGAA